CACCTATTGGTTGACCCACGGTATATTTAAGAGCATCGCTCTTAAGATACCAGTCCCGATCCGTTATAAGTATTCGTCAATTACTTGCGAAATCCTTATTAAAGATGCACGATAGTACTTGTTCTTGAAAGTGAACAGGTAGTCTATCGGTAGCCGAAGAAAGGTCGAATGAATAACAAGGTTTCCCTTGCGATATTCGTCTCGCCCGTAGTACTTGAGCATCTTGGTCAAAAGTCCCATCTATTGGGATCTTAGCCAGAAGTTCAAATAGGTACAGGTGAAGTGGTCGTAGTACATTCTGAGTTCATCAGTCTGTAATAGCGAACACCCGAACTTTTCCTGCAGCTTCATCCTTAGTAACAAGCTTTCCAAGATACCACGAACTCCTAGACGATCATCGGTTGCCACAAAGAATGGCTAGACCAATGGACTGGACGAATAGACGGCGAAGTTTTCAACCTTCACCAACTATCGTTGTGATATTTCAGAAAGCCTTTAGGGTTCTTCATTCAATGAGGAAACCTAGAGCATCACTGAGTATTCCAGCAGTAGCAATTGAGCTATTCGGACCAGCAGATGAAGAATGGTGGAATGACCACACAAGGTTCTCCTCCGATTTCCGGCCCTTCTCAATACCAAGTATATCCATGGCCTCCATAACATAATGGATGTTCCAAGTTGGAGACACCCCTGAGAAAGAATCCGTAATGGATTCTACTCCCAGTCTGGGTCGACAATGGATTACTCTATAAACTGAAAGTACAGTTAGCACCCCCTTAATAGACAGTGGGTCGTTGTCAAGTATGACATCACGGAGCCCACTCGGAATAATAGAGGGAATCCCTCTTTTATGCCGAACATAAGGAGCATTATATGCCCTTACGTACGGGTCGCCTGACAGTGTTTTGAAGACTATCATTTGACACTCCTTTAGGTATTTCACAGTATGTGTTTTACCCGAAAGAGTTCATATCCGAAGGATCGCTTTCCCAAGAGTGTTATACTCAGAAAGAAACGCGATTTGGTTATGCAGAGTTCCCGCGAACCGGACATACTTAAGTAGCTCTCTTTTAAGAAGAGAGACATCTTTAAGTTGCCGGTCTTGAGGAATTCGAAGTGGACGTCTTATCATTATGGTGAAAATATTATATTAGTAACTGTATTTATAAGATGT